TGCTACCACCCATTGACACCGCCGTCTACATGTGTGGACGCGTGGTTGGTTGGTTGGTTGGTTGGTT